ATGCGATCGCGCCCGCCGCCCGCCGCGCGCCAGACCCGCCGCCACCCCCCCCCGCGAACGCGAACGCCTCGGCAAGCTTCATTCCTGCGGTAGGGGCGTAGGTGCCGTTCGAGGTAAAAACCTGGATGACGATCTGTTTCGCGTAGGTCGACGCCATGCTCGCCGCGATCGCAATTTGGCTGGTCGTGCCGTTCAGCTGCGCGTAGATGCCTGCTGTCGTTGTCCAAATGTCGCCATCGACCGGAGATGTTGGCGCGACGCCGTGCGGAACATTCAGCGAGGCAGCGGCCGTTGTTGATGCCTCCAATTCCGCTGGGGCCTCGAGCACTTTCGCTTTCACGTCGTCGATCGGATAGACGCTCGGCTGAGCGCTGGTCGGATCATCAGCCCCGAAGATGAGAGCGGTATCTGGGATTGAAGTATCCGCCGTTAGCGCTTTCAGATCGGTTGTCATGCGTTCCCCCAGAGCAGATCATCGCCGCCCCATGTCAGTCGGTTGTTAGGCCCCCATTTGAGACCGGGCGTGTCGAGCGCCGTGCCCCACGAAAGCAGCTCGTCACCCCACGACAGAACGTCGCCAGATCCCCATTGCAGATACGGCCATGCGATCTCGCCAAAGCGCCCGTTCCAATCCGGCGGCACTTCCGCGTCGGCGAGCGTTTCGATCTGCGGCGCGTGGTCGACCAGCGTGAAGCGGCGCGCCAGATCCTCGGCGCCCTCAACTTCGCGAACGATCATTTCCTTGGTGACGCTGTCGGACTCGCCGAACATTGCCAGATCGCCGACGTTGGGCAGCACACCGGAGCCGGTGATGAAAACCGTGTCGTGCTCGCCCACAACCGTCGTCACACTGCGCAAAATGCTGAGATCGTCGCCTTCCGAATCTGGCAGTTTGCGGAAGCGGAGAGCGTAGGTCTTGCCGTCCTCCATCGTCACGAAGTCGTCGAGCGTGACGGCTGTTCCCGACACCGATTTGACCCGCGCCGAAATGTTTGTGCGCTTCAGCACATCATGGCTGTGCAAAACGAGATCGCCGCGGCGCGCGCAGGCACCCTCGAAGTCCATCGTCGCATAATAAACGTCGCGCCTGTGGATCAGCTCGTATTGCCGGCGTCGCGCTTCGATCCAGACTTGATCCGGGGCGGTTACGCCGGGGAGCTCGATGCTTTCCGTGATGACCGGCTCGCCAAGGAACCCCGGCCACGGCACGACGCGCTCTGCCATTTTGTAGCTGTTCGTCTCGTCATAGAACTTGACACGGAAAGCGTCGGGGAGGCGCACGTAATCGCGCGCGCCGGAGAAGCCCCAGGAGTTGCGCGCGGTAATGTGCTGCATGGTGATCGTCTGCGTGCGATCGATAACGACGCCCCAGCGCTCGCCGTCGTCTCGCGGGGAGGCTCTACCGGCCGCCGCGATGTCGCTCCATGCGTCGAACACGGACTGCTCGAAATCGTGAACGCGGTTATAGGTGAGGCTCTTGTCCGCGCAGAAGTCGTGGAAGTCTTCGAGACCCGCAAGATCAATTTCGTCATCCTCAAGCGGATAGGCGACCATCGGTCCCTGCATCGCGTAGCGCAGCAGCGCCGCAGGGTTTTGCGTCTCCTGTTCGACCCAATCTGCGCCGTCCCAATCGAGGCAGACGCGCGAGGCTTCCAAATTCAGATTGTCGATGACACCGTTCAGTTGCTTGGAGCCGCGCGCCCGCACCGCGATCACGGCCAGCGGGTGGTTGAAGTTCAGCGGATATTCCGGGCGATAGCTGCGGATCGCCGACCAAAGCGAGACCGAAACGAACTGGTCATTTTGCTGCCACGCGTTCAGTTCGTCGAGGTCGGCGGTGAGGCGCGTCACCTCAATTTCGTAGCGGCCGCGCGCCGGGAGCCGCCAGCGATAGGAAGCGCTATAGGGCTTTTGCGTGAACGCCGAGATCGACCAATCCGTAACCGTCGTCCACGACCCGACGCCGTTCAGCCGCATGCGGATGCGGACCGTCACTGTCAGCGGCAGCGGAAATGTCGTCGATGTCGACCCAGCGACGACCGTGCGCATCCAAAAGAGGCCGTTGGCGAAGGCAATATCGAGCGAGACTTCGTCGGCGTCGGACGCCGTGAACCGCGTGTGCGGTCCGTAGGTGCCGACATAGGCCTGATTGAGGTCGATCGACAGGCGTTCTTCGAGCACCTGCGATGGGTAGAGCGTGACCGGCTCGTCGTCGGGGTAGCCCTCGCGGACCTCGACCTCGACTTCCTTGAAATTCTCGATCGGCGTGTCGCCGAGTTTGATGTCGCGAATGGCGACCGGGCCGTAGCCGACGAGGAACAGCGCGCGGATATAGGTCTCGCCGTTGGCGACTTCCGTATAGGGCAGCGCCGCATATGGCGGTGCGAAGCGAACCTTGCCCATCACGCAGGGCACGACGCCGTCGGGATTGGCGACGTTGCGAAAGCCCTGGATAGCGTATGTCGGACTCTGCGCGATGCCCGCGCCCTGCGCCTGATCCTGGCGCAGCGGCACAAGCGAGTTGATCAGGAACGTGCCGGCGAGCAGCACCGTGCCGCTGAGCACGCCTTGGGCGATGCCCGTGGCGAGCGCCGAGCCGCCAAAGCCGAGCGCGCCGGCGAGCGGCGCCGCCCAGACCTGCCCGACCGCGAGCGCCGCGACGCCAACCGCGATGGAGAGCGCTGCCCGCAGCGCGCCACGATTGCCAGGCGCAACCCGCACGATGACGATCGTCGTCGGCTTCGGCCGGACTCGCATCCACATTTCGCGCGGGATGACCGTCTCGCCGATGGTGACGCGCACATGCGGCAACAGCGGCTCAGGCACGCCGGGGATGGCGATAGCGACAATCTCAAATATCGTCGATCCCGCCGGCGCCACCGCGTCGAGACGCCGGCCGCCATCGAGATAGGGCTGCGCGATGATGCGCGCGCCGCTGGGCGCGCTCACGCCAGCTCCTCGTGACGCCATGCGCTCATGAGCCTCGGCAGCCATCGTCCGTCCGCATAGCGCTCGATTGAACTGTCCTTGCCGGACGTCGCGTGCAGCATCAGCCCGCGGCCGCAGACGACGCCGACATGGCTTTGCAGCCCGAAACAGCGGAACAGCAGGATATCCATTTCGCGCTCGTCGCCCGCTTCGACCTTGACCCACGGCCCATGCGCGCACTGCCCATCGACGATACGCGCGATGTCCTCGCGCTCTTCGGCTGTGACGTAAAGCCCGTTGAGGGGGTCAAGCGGGACACCGGCGACCTCGGCGTAGACGAGGGTCATTAGCCCCCAACAATCGACGCCGTCGCGCGTGCGCCCGCCAGGGAGCCACGGCAGACCGATGTAGCGCGCGCTCCAGTGCATTTATGATTTGAGTTCGAGGGACATCACAATCCCGACCGCGATAATTGGCGCGACGACCGCGCAAACCATTACCAGCCCTAGAAGCTGGTCTGGGTCCGGCTGCTGAAACCCGACCAGCATAGACAGGCCGATCCATAGCGCGGCAAGCATAAACCCCGCGATCACGCCGCAAAAACCGGGAACGACAATTATCATTCACTGCTCCAGTGCATCAGGGGCGGCGCTCGCGCCAGACGACCTGCAACGCCATCGCGTCGCAATCGCCGAACTCTACATCGCTGAGCGCGCGCAGATCGTCGACAAGCCCCGCCTCAAGATATGCGAGAAACCGCGCGTGGAAGCTGGCGACCTTATCGACAGGGAGGCCGGAGATCGCCGTCTGCATTTTAACCACAAGGTCGTCGGTCATGCGCTCGCCAACCCGTGCAGGCCTGGGAATCTTGGTTTGTCTTGCCGCGCGCCGAACGGCTCAGTCGTGAACGGCTCGCGCGACAGATCGAACGTCGCCGAGGCGTCGTCGAACGTGCAGCGCACGATGCGCAGCCCGCGATAGGCCTGGATCACCGTGTCCGGCGCCGAGGCCAGAACCAGCTCGATATCTGCATGCGCCGGATTGATGAAAGACTGCGCCGTTTCGATAAAGTTGGATTCGACATTGTCGAAGACCAGCGCGACACGCGGTGGCGTCCCCTTGCGGTCATCCGGGACGATCGCCGACATCAGCACGAAGTCATATTCATTGCCGCGCGAGGACGTTCCGTAGCGCAGCGGGTCCGTGCTCAGCCGCGACGTCGGGTCGCTTGATACCCGCACCGGCGCGTCAAGATCGGCGTGTGTGATCGTGACGAGCGCGACTTCGACCTCTTCGCTGTGCTCGGCATACATCGCCGTGCGAACTGTGAGCGGAATGACGGCCATTACGGCAGCACGTCAAGTTGGAAAGAGGCTGTAAATTGCAGACCCCACGGCGTGAACTGCGGCACCTCTTGCGCGAAGCGCACCAGCCAGTTGGCCGTCACCAAGATCGGCAAGCCGCCGCCGTCCAGAACCGGAAGGCCGCCGCCATCAAGCAGCGGGAGCCCGTCATGCGTCTGGTCCGGCATGATGAACGGGAGCGACCCGTAAGCCGTTTCCTCGATCCAGAACCGCTCTAGACGCGATTTCTGCGCATAAGTGACGATGGTAGACGCGGACACGGGCAACACGGCCGACGAATAGCGTCGGCGCACCTTGCCCGGCCCGGATTGCGTGCGCGAGAACAGGCGCCCGTCGCGCAGCTTTTCGCTGTAGCCGTCGCGCAAGACGCGTTGCGGAAGCTCGGACGGCCAAACAGGGACCGCCATCAGCGACGCGCGACCTTACGGCTCATGCCGTAATTGGCGCCCGCCGCCTCAACGCCCTGCGGCGATCCCATCGCGGCGGCGATACGTTCATCCATAACGACGTCGATCCGGCGCCCGCCACTGGAGTCGCGCGTCTCCTGGACCTTCGTGCCCTGCGGCGCGCCGATCAGATTGACGGTGACAGGGGTGGGCGCCATTGGCCCGGTTCCGCGATTGTCATTGCTTGTTGACCCGCGCGCGGCCGTGAGCGCCGCCGCGACGCTGCGCTGCTGCGCCGCATTCAGGATGACCTCGCCAGCATGGGCGATCACCGGAACGGCGCCGCCGCTGGCGAAATGCGGCGCGCCGATGAACGCCGACATCGGCACGTTGACACGCTTGCCGCCAGGAGCGCCGACAATGCCGCCGTCTGCGAACGGGGCGACTGTCCCGGTCCCACCGCCAAACAGTCCGCCGACAAGACTGCCAAGCCCGCCCAGAATGCCGCCGCTCGCCGATCCGGTTTTACCGAATATCCCCTCAATCGCGCGGTCTGTCGCGAGAGACAGCAGCCGGTCAGCAATCCGCTCCAATGCGCCGTTGAGCGCGTCCGCGGCACTGGCTCCATGTAGGAGGTCGCTGGCAATGCCGCCGAGCGCGTCGCGCGCGGACCCGCGGATGAAGTCTAGGTTCTCGATAAGATGGCGCTGCTTGTTTCCAAAGGCTTCCGTCTCGGCGGCGAGGCGACCGTAATTCTCAGCCGTCGCGCCGATCGACGCGCGCAGCTGATCGGTCAGCGGCGCGCCTTGCGCCTGCATCTGATTGAGCAGCTCTTGCTCTTTCGACGCCTTCGCGACTTCCGCCGTTGACCGGCCGAGCGCGGATTCCTGCGATTGCAGCGCGGCGCGCTGGCGCTCGATCTCGCGGTTGGCGTCCTGAAGCGGCTTGACCATCGCTTCGAAGCGGGCCGCCTCGCGCTGATCGTTGAAGGCGCCGCCCGTGCGCGCCAAGAGGCCGGCGTTATCGTTGGCGCCGATCCCTTCGAACCGCCCGATCCCGGCCCGCGCCGCGCCATGGAACGGCGCCCAGCCCATGCGCTTCGCTTGCTCAAGCGCAAAGCTGATCGTCGCGCGCTCATTGGCGGGGTTGCTTGGGTCGAGCCCTGTCTGGCGAAAGAAGTCATCGCCGAGCCCGCCAACTGCGTTGCCGCCCTTCGCAATGCCGCCGCGGTGCAGTTGGAACGCGCCGAAGGACGATCCGGCGTCGCCGGTGAAGCTGCCCAAGCCCTCGCTGCGCGCAACCCGCAGCGCGACGTTGGGATCGATCCCCATCCGCGCCGCTTCCGAGCGAATGAAGTCCGACAGCCCACGCGGGTCGGCCCCGCTCGGCGAGCGGCCGCCCGCGAAAAACGGCAGGACGTTGCCGCCGGCGCCGCCGATCTTGTTCGCCAGCCCATCGAACGCGCCCGCAACGCGATGCGCGGCGTCGGCCGCTGTATTGAACTGCGCCGCCATCGGCGACGCTGCATTCGGGATGTTGTCACGCCGGAAATCACGCTCGGCGATATCGATTTCCGCCATGCGCCGATCGAACGGCAGCATTTTCGATAGGCGAAGATTGTCAGAAGACGTGCGGGCGAGCTCGTCGACCTTGCGGGCCGATTCCGCCAGCATCTTGGCGCGCTCGTTTTCAGCGGCGAGCGCCGCGCGGTTCACATCGCCGGTTTCGCGCAAAACCTGAATGCGCGCCTTTTCCATCGCGACTGCTTCGCGCTGCGCATAGGTGCGCGCCGAAATCTCGGCAACCGCGATCGCATTATCCTGCCGCATGACGTCGGCGGCGGTCTGGAAATTGTCGATCTGATAGGTAAGCTGCTCAACGACAGTCCGCGCCGCACCGGCCCGGTCGCCAAGCTTCTCCAATCCCTCCGCCGTCTCGGTCAGAGGCTTGACGGCGTCAAGCTGCTCTTTGAGCCCGCGCAGGCGCGTTGCATCGGGCGTCAGACGGTCGATAATCGGCCCGGCGATCTGCGAACGGCGGTTCAGATCGGCTTCGCGCGCCGCCTGGGCGGTCCTCTCGCGCTCAGCTTGGATCTGGCGCTCCAACTCCAGAACGCGCGCCTCTGCAGCGGATTCACCCGGGAAAGAGCTGGCGTCGCCGTTACGCTGGGCGCGCAGATTGAAGAATTCCCCGCGGGCGGACGCAAGCTGCTCTTGCAGCGTCGGGCCCGCGGACATGCGACCAAGCGAGGGCCCGAGCCCGGCGATGGGCGTCGTCGCCCAATTGCGGATCGATCGCCAGATTTTCTCAAGTTCTGACGATGTGTCCTTGGCCTTTTTGACCTCTTCGTCAAAGAGCCGCGTCTTCTCCGTCTGGGCCTCGATATGCCGCCCCGACACCTCAAGCGAGCGGATCATTTCCTTCGTTGAAAACGACACCGCGCCGAAACGCTTTTCGAACGCACCGAGGCCGGACTCGGAAACGATCTGGGTGATTTCATCGCCGGCCTTTTCGATATCGAGGCCGAATGCGCGCGCAAAGGCTAGCGCGTCAGAAACCAGCGTCTTGATGTTCGGTCCGGCAACACCCGCCGATGCGAATTGGCCCGTGAGGCCAATCCCTTCGCCAACACTAAGTCCGCCGGCCCGCGCTGAAGCAAGTTCACGCAGCTGCGCCGCCGTGACGCCGGCGGCGCGCCCTGTACCGTTGAGCGCGCGCTGCAAAGCGTTCTGCTGTTCCGCAAACTGATAGGCAGCATAGCCAGCGACGCCCAGCGCGCCAGCGAGCAGCGTGACGGGGCTTACCACGTACCGCAGCGCGACAGTTCCGAGTTCCTTCAAAGCGGCGTTTGTCCCGCCTCGACTCGAGGCAAGCACGTCATAGATCTGAGCAGCCTGCGACGTCACAATCTGCATGGGCGCTGCGCCCATCGCCGCCATCGTGCCGACGTCCTGAAACTGTCGGCCGAGATTGACCCATTCGTGACGCGCAAGGCCGACAGCCTTGGCGTTGTCGTTCGTCGCTTGCGTCGACTGCGACATGCGCGCGGCGACGGAATTCGTCTGCTTGTTCCACTCCGACAGGCGCGCCGTAAAATCACTGGTCGCGCCTGCATGACGTTGCGTTAGCGCGATCGCCGCCTCATGGCGGGCGCCAAGAAGGCTGAGCACCTTCGCCGCGCGCTCAGCTGAGACAGACCCCTCGTTGAGCGCCCGTTGGACTTTGGCCTGCTCTGCGGAGAGGCGCGCGTTCGCCTTGGCGACCGGATCAACCGAGCGCTCGAGCGCATCAAAAGACTTCGCTGCCGACAGCACGCTGCGCGCGGCGTTATCATTGCTTTTCGAGACGCCGTCCTGCGCTTTGGCGAAGGACTCCAGCTCGCGACGCGCCGCATCAACGCCTTCCGTGCGCGCCCGTGTCGTCAGCGTTCTGATGACTTCCAGCGTCACGGCCATGCGTCAATCGTCCTTATGCTCGCCGATCCACGCCAGGTAGGCGTCGTCCATCTGGCGCAGCAGCGTTTGGAACCGCTCGAATTCATCAACGCCGGAGATGCCGTAGCGCTCGGCATAGCGGTCGATCGCGATAAAGGGGATGTAGCCTAACCCGCCGAGCGCGCCGAAGGGCCGATCATTCGTCAGCGCCCAGAATGCTCGCCAAACGATGAGAAGATGTTTGGCAGGGTCGACGCGGTCGGCGATCGCCTTCGGCACAATCCCGTGCTCTTGCGCCGCCTCGGCGAGCCATTCCGCAGAGCCGCCCCATTCCAGCGTCCAGCGCAGAGCGTCGGTTAGTTTTTTGCGTCTTGCTCCGCGCTGGCGTAGCGGTCACGGCCGACGTTCTGCGCCGCCCAGATTACAGCGGATCGGAAGTCGCCGTAATCCTGGTCTGCGAGTAGCTTCATGGCCGTTGGCAGATCGAAGACCAGCGGCGTATTGTCATCATTCAGGATGCCGCGCCAGCCGAGCAAAATCGTTTCGCTGAGCAACTGCGCGATTTCATCGGCGGTGAGGTCTTTCTCCCGATCCGCCGGGGAGCGCGTCTCAAAAAGCCTTGCTTTCAGCGCCTCGTAATCAGGATTGCCGAGGCCGCGCACCTTAAAGGACACGCCGTCAAACTCAGGCAGTTTGACGTCGATCCAGCGCCCGGATTTCTCGGCGGCGACATTTCTTTTGATGTTCGAAAGCTTCACGGTGCTGACTCCGATTTCACATTGGCGGCACGGGCGGGATGATCGACGATTTCCCTGGCGAGGCCCTTTTTGATGATGAGGTCGGCGAACGCGTCCTGAAGTTTTGGCTTGGCGCCGGCCACATAAGTCGTCTCCGAGGCAACGGTATCGTCTGGATAGCCACTGAACGTGGTCAGTATTTCGACCTGTTTCATTACGCAACGGCCCTCGTGATTGAGATCGACTTCGGCGCCGAGTCAGCGACCGCGCGGAACGGGATCGACACCATGACGTCATCGTTCTTCCCGCCGAGCCTTTTGGCCCCGTCGAGAAACTGAATGACGGGAAGCGAGATCGTGTATTTCTTGGCCGTCACCGAACCAATCGTCAGCGCCAGCGCGCCCGTGCCATGGTCGAGCACCGCCTGATAGAGCGCGTTGGACGTGAAATACGCTTCCAGCGTGCCGGTGACGTCCAACTGGCCAGAGCCGAAGCTGTTCGTATAGAGCGAGCCCAGAACTTCATGCCGGCGCAGATTGTTGGCGATATTGAGCGAGAGGCTGCGCACGATCGGGACCGGCGACAAGCTGGCGACCGCCAGCGACGCGACGCTGTTCGCCGTTTCGATGACGTTCGTGTTCGGCGCCGTATAGGTGGCCCCGGAGATGATCGCCGTATCGAGCGCTTCCTGCTTGCCTTGCAGGGTAACGGAGCCGGTGACGCCTCGGCGTGCGGTAAAGTTCAGCGACAGCGAGTCGACCTCGACGCCGGTGAAGCGGTGATAGGCGAAGCTACCGCCGCCAACATCGATCGTCTCCTCGAAGGTGAGGCTTTTTTCAACGGACCCGTTGACGAGGACGTTCGTATTCCATGCTCCGCCGACAGCCGCCTCCAGGATATCGTCATAGGAGCCATAGGTCAGCTCGAAATCATATGACCCTTCGACGTCCTGGGCGAGCTGATATTCTGCGCGCACGTTGCGGTCGAGACGGATTTCCTCGGAAACCGCGGTTGTTTTTCGCGTGCGAAGATTGCCGCTGGTGCGGCGAATTTCGAGGAATGTCGGCGTTGATGGCGTCGTGCCGAAGGCGGATTCGGCAATATAGGCGACGCGCGTGCGGCTGGTCGGCGCAATCGGCATAGGAGGGCTTCCTTCTCATTGCGGGCGTCTCACGACGGACCGCGGGACGAGGCGCTTCACAGCGCTCCAACGCCTTGCCCAAGGGCGTGTATGGGCGGACGGCCGAAGCCGAATTAGGCAAAGACGTCGTAGCGATACGGGACCGCAAAACTGAGTTCGAAGCGCGTCGCGTTTTCCGTATCGTCATTGACGGCGAAGGGTGGAGACTCCCACGTCACGACGCCGTCGAACACCTTGCCGCGAAACAAATCGCGCAGCTCGTTGATCCAAGCGGCCCATTGCAAGAGCCCGGTGCCGAACGGCACGGACAGCACGAAGCGGATCGCGCCTTCCTCCCGATAGGCGTTGGCCCCAGGCGCGCCGACGCTGATTTGCGTTTCGTCCGCGACCGGGTAGGTGACGGTAAGATACGGCCCGCCATCAAGGGGCTGAGCGCCCTCGGTATTCGCTTCGCTGACGATCGGCGCGCGGCTCCAGCCGGCGCGCAATCGTGCTTCCACGGCGTTCATGACGGCGAGAGAGGCCATTTACCCTCATCAGCGAAACTGGATGATGATCGCCGGCTGGCGCGTGTTCTTGGAGAGTTGCTGGCGCTGCTTGCGACCAGCCTTCGCCGCATTGCCGGTCGCCCATTTGTCCAACGGCGTGCCGCCGCCAATCGGCGAACGATACGAGAAGCGGATTCTCGCCTGATTGCCATAGCGCTGGGCGGCCATTGCCGCGAGAGCTTCGAACACGCCATCCGGCGCCTGCTTCGAGCTTCCGCGTTCGATCTTCCGCGCATATGGGACGGCCGACAAAATCACGATTTCCTGTGCATCGGGCGGAATGCTTTCCGGACCGTCAACTTCGACGCCATCGGCATAGACGAGCATCCATTTTATGAAGGCGCCGGAAAGAACTGGCGACCGAGCGATCAGCTTTGCCCAAATCCACTCGACGACGTCGGACCCGAGATCGAAGTTCGCGAGGATCACGCCATTTGGCGAGACGCTCTCGAGCGCGGCGCCACGGCGCTGATCGACGATGGTTTCATATGAAACGGCGCGCCCAAGCGCGCGTTCGTTCTGCGCATCGGCAATGGCGATTTCCTGACGGGCGAAAGCCGCAAACGCCTTGCTCTGCTCTTCCGGAGACAGGCCGCCAAGATCGAACAGCACATCGCGATCGAAAGGCGCGTATTTGGTCGAGATCATCGGCCTACCCGAGAACCCTCATTTCAATCCTGACCAATTCGTCGCCGTCATAGATCGGCGACGCCACTTCCACGGTTCGTGTGCGCCCTTGAATGATGGCGCGATCGCCTTTCTTCGGCAGATGCGGATCTGGGTTGAATGGCGGCTCCAGAGGCTGTTGCCCGCCGGGCCATTGCGCAGCGAACAATGCGGTCGGCGACAGGATCACGAAGCTGTCAACCGCCTGAATGCCGCTGCCGGCCGCGAGCTGTTGCGGCGAATATCCCCGAACGAACGCCAGCAAGTCGACTTCCGTGAAAATCTGCGTGTTCGTGCCGGCGTAGCGCCGCAGTTTGATGCGCTCGCCTTTTCGCTTCAGATCGCGATTGAGCCGCGCAAGATGAATATTCACGCGGCGGCCGCGCGCGCCGAAAGCACAGTTCCGCCGGCATAGGTTCCAACAGACGTCACCAGGAGGCGCAGCCTGTCGCCAAAGACGATGCTCGACGCGACCGTGTCATCGGCGAGCGTCCCGCTGCCCGGCGTCCAGAAGCCTGTATCGGCGGTGCGCCGCAGGCTGAAGTCGCGGTTCTTCGACGCCGTAGTTGCTGAGAAACAGGCGAGATCGCGCCAGCGCACGCCCTGCGACAGCGAGGTCTGCAGCCACGCTTTCACGCTTGTGCCGCCGCTGCCATAGGCGAAATTGAACTCGATCGACAGTTCCGCCATGCCTTCGAGATCGGCGAGCGGCGAGAGCGCCAGAGATGCAACCGCCGTGGTGACGGCGTAATCGGCGATGGTATAGAGTCCCGGCCTGATCATGTCCTACACCACCGGCTGATAGCTGTATGGGCTGATTTTTGCGCGCGCATCCGGGGAGATCAGCGGCGAATTCGTCGTTTCTGAGGAGCTTGGAAAATACTCAGTTTCTCCAAGTCCCTGCGTGCGATCTCTTTTGATGGCGGGATCTCGATCGGACAGCGACCATCTCGCGACAAGCTCCAATTTCGCCGCGTCCTTCAAAGCGCTTGGGACCGCCTCGAACCCAGCGGTATAGGTCATGACGACAATCCCGCTCGGCCAGCGTGTGTAATAGCCTGACGACGACAGGCGCCGCGCCAGTCCCGCCGCCTTGTCGATTTCAAACTCCGCGGGATCAAGAGGTATTCCGTTGACCGTGATGCTGGAAACCGTGTCGACAAAGCGCCGCGTCATGATCAGTTGCTCCTGATCGTGGCACAGTCGCATCGTATCGATGATGGTTTCACGGCGGAGCGTCGCCGGAATAATCCCGTCGACAGGAACCCGGCAAGCCGCCGCAATCGCGTCGGAAATCTCCAGCCCGATCGACAAAAGCTTCACGTCGCTCTCTGACCCGTCGAGATCGAGAGCGACGCGAAGCTCGTCGAGCGTCAGAAGACTGCGATCCGACGCGGGGACGGAGACAGCGAACATCGTCGATTACGCCCGGTTCATCCAAGCGCGGATATAGTCGACCTGCATCGTTCCCACCGACGTCGCGGCGCTCTTACTGACACGCGCCACGGGCTGCAACGCCAGCCCGGCGACTTGGCTCATATTAAAGGTCGTGCCTTCGGCCACGCGGTTACCGTTGATGAAGAACTTCACATCGGCAATGTCTGTGCAGTCGATCTTGCCAATGACCCAATCCGCCGTGGTGACGGTGACGCCAGTGGCGACTTTCGACGTTTCATGGCTCGTGTCGTCGCTCTCGACCGTGATCTGCCCATTGCCGTCGGCGCGGAACCAAATGGACTCCGCGACCGTGTCGACGGCGGCGTTGTGATCGCCCTGCAGCCCGAGCACCGCAATCACGCTCGCCGCTGAAGGGAGGACAGAAAGACGGAACCGCGCCTCAAGAATAAGGCCCTGGTTGAGCGCCAGCGTGCGCTGGTCATTCCAAGAAATTCCGGCGAGCTGAACTTCGTTTGTTGCGTCAAGCGCGAGGCCGACGGCGCCGTTGGCCAAGTCAGCCACGACGGCTTCCGTCGCGGCGCCAGTGTCGAGCGCCGTCCATTTCGTGGTGTTGAGCGCCGGCCCAAGGAAATCATCTTCGAAAAACACTGGCGAAACCGGAAGGACGGTTTCCCGCGTCGTGCGATCGAAGAACGTCAGGACGCCGGCGGCGAAGCGTGAACGAGTGGTCATGATGAAGAATCCTTGTTCCGACCCTTACGGGCCGCTGTGAAAGCGAAACAGGGGTGAGCCCGCAGACGATCAGGCGATCGCGGTATCCGGGACGTGACGCGCATAGCGCGGCTTGAGCAGTTCGATAAGAACGCCGCCGAGCACGGGGTCATTTGCGACCTCGACAGCCTTCAATCGCAACCATGGCTTCGCCGCCGGCATGCGCTGCGACTCCGCTTCGAGCACATAAAGCTGGCTCGAGCCGGCAGTTGTCGCAAACCCGGCCGCGGTGGCGTTCACGACGTCGGCTGGAACATCATCAGCGCCGGCATAGGCCTGGTAGCTGAACGGGATTGCGACGGGATTGTTGCCAGCCGCATCGTCGCAGGCTTCGAGCGTGAGCGTCGATGTGCCGGTGGTCCCGACGCCCTTATGGACGATGAACCGAGCGGCGGCATACGCTTCCATGTTGACGACGTCGGAATAGACCGTGCCGGCAAAAGCATCCGCGACGGCGTCGAGGCCCTTGACGACATGACGCTCGCCGAATGTAAGATTCGACATTGGATTTCTCCTGAATTTGAAGCGATACGCGCGCGACCGTCGAGCCGCGCGCTAATGATTACGCTCGCGTTGCGAGAGTAACGAAGGTGCTCTGCTTGTCCGTTCCTTTGAAAGGAGTCACCGGCTTGTCATCGACAGGCTGTCCATCGCAGCGGTAGATAAACCGGAACGCCTGCTCATCGGTCACAAACGCGACATGGATGGACGTGGCGTATTGGATATCGCCCTTGTCGATCATGACGTAGTTTGTCGGATCGGCGAGAACGATGTCGCCCTCGGCGCCGAGCGTCGAGCAGTATTCGATCGGAATCACCGGGCGTCCCATCAGCGTGCCGTAAGGCGATTGCGAAAGCCCGCCGGGCGGCAAGTAGACCGGAATGCCGCCGGTGCCGATGACCATGTTCAGGCCCATCAACTGCGGCAGTGTGTCCTGATTGATCCACCATTCCGCGCTCGCCATCGAACGCGCCGGCAACCGCGCCCACATCTTGGTGATGTTCTCGAACTCGATCGTCTTCGCGGCCTGGCCGGCCTCTTTGGCGACCGTCACCTTACAGCCGGCATTCATGAAGCCGAGCGGATTGGACACGCCGCCGCCTTCAAAGATCGCATCGTCGATCATGAAAGAGAATTCGGCAGGGAAGGCTTCCGAGATGATCGACGACAGCGCCGTCGCGTCGGCGAGAGCCTCGCTGGTCGCATAGAGCATGCCGGCGAGCTTCTTGAGCTGAAGGTTCATCTGGCGGAACTTCGGACGCGTCGGGGTGAGGGAGTCGCCCTCGCCAATCCAATAGGTCTGCATGCCACCCCAACGCGCGCCGGTCGCGCGAGAATCGTCCTTGAGCGCATTGATCTTGACGCCGTTGGACCGCGCCGAGATCGGGATGCGACGAACCTTGCTCGCAAGATTGGCTTGAGCGAAGGTGCGCATCAGCAGCCCGTCGGCGATGTCCTTCTCGACGAGGAAGCCGCCATCCTCGGCGATAGCTTCATTCACGCCCTGCGACGCCTCAATCAGCAGGGGATCGACCTGGCCAGTGATTTTCGCGCGGCGCGTCGCCATCAACAGATCGCCAAAGGCCGCAGACTGCGCGCTCGTAAGGATGGCGCCGGGACGCCTTTCATTCGCCCCCGGCATGTTGCGATATTTCGCCATGAAGCCGCGCGCCGGAACCGCGTTCGGATCGCCAGACTCGAGCGTGCCAACCGCGCCGTCGCCCTTCAGGCGCTGGACGCGTTCGGCGTTGGCAATCTCACGATCGAGCGCTTCGACCTCCGCCGCGGCAGCGTCGAAGTCAGCCTGGCGCGTGTCGGAATCGTCGGCGGCGAGGCTTGCTTCCATTTTCTCATAGGCCTTCGCGCGGTTCTGGCGAAGGGTCACGATATCGGCCATTGGAGTCTCCTTTCGGCCAGTAAAAGCGCGAATGCGCCAGCTCAGGCCCTTTTGAGGGCTGATAGTTTTCGATTGTTGGCGACCATGCGGCGCAGCCCGGCGAGCGTCGCGTCATAGCTCTGGACCTTGTCCGCCATGCCCGCCTTCACCGCTGCCGCGCCGATCATCACGCCGCCTTGACCGAACTCGGATTTGACCTTGTCGACCGAGACGCCGCGGCCGCGCGCGATATCAGCGATGAACTGCGCCTCGATCGCGTCGAGCATCGACACGACTTCGCCCCGCCCGTCTTCGGAAAGCGGGTCCGGCCGCTTCTTCGGCGCGTTGCTGGATACGATTTCGATCCAGAGCTCGCCGTCGGCGTCGGGCGCGACTTGCGCCGGGATCGCGGCGACGACGCCGATCGAGCCGACCATCGCGGTTCGCTCCATCGCGATGTCGCTCGCGGCGCTGGCGATCCAATAGGCCGCCGACGCGGCCGCGCCGGCGACGAAGGCCGTGGTGTATTTCTTCTTCTTCCCAGCCGACACGATGTCCGCAAAGGCGTTGACGCCGGAAACGGCGCCGCCGGGGCTGTCGAGCATCAGCAGGATGGCGCCGACATCGGGACTCTCCAGCGCCTTGCGATAATCGTCGGTCAGCGTGCTGATCGATGTCGCGCCCGAGAATTCCGTCATCATATTGGCCCGCGGAAAGATCGGGCCGGTGATCGGCAGAATGGCGACGCCGTCGATCAGGAAGGCGCGACTCGCGCCGGGGAGACGCTGCGCACTGGGCCCCGCCATCACCTCATAGTCGCGTTTGATATAGGCGGGCGGGCCGTCCTGCTTGCCGGCGTCGATCGAATGGCGCGAAACGATCGCCGCGATTTTATGGAGCTCGGAAGGAACGATCGCCCAGGGTTCACCGGTGAGGGCGCTGGCGACGCGCGGATAGCGGCGCACGCCGGGCGCAGGCGATGGCGTGGGCGCCGACGGGTTTTCCGAAGTTGCCGGCGTCGCAGCAAGCGCCGCCGCGCCGCCGTCCGGCGGCGCGCCTTCATTCTCGTCCATGGTGTGACCTCAGTTCAGATCGTGGGGGAGATGCGCATGGCCTTCGCAGCCGCCTGCGGAAGCGCATAGCGGACATCGCCCGCCATCCATGCGTTTTGATCATCGCGCTGGTCCGGCGTGTCCGGCTTGGCGTCGTTCGCCGGGATCATATTGAGCGGCACAAGATATTCGTCGCCCTGCGGCCCAATGCGATTTTCATTCTCGCGGTCGCGCACATCATTGACCGACAGCCAGCCCCACTGACGACCCATAGCATAGGCGCGATAACGGCTGAGCAGATCGCCGCGCATCAGGCCTTCGAGATTGTGTTCGACCTTGTAAATCTCGCGCTCCGGCGGCGTCAGGCACGCGATCGTGATTGCCGACTCGATCGACTTGGCGAGCGACGAAAGCGGCCCAGTCACATAGTCGATGCTTTGTTGCTCGATATTTGAGAATGTCGCCTTATCGAGAATGCCAATCTTGTGCGGCGGCGTGCGGAACATCGTGCAGGCCATCTCGCCGCCGAGCTTGCGGGTTTCGACCAGCTGCGTTTTCGCCGGATCGAATGATGTCTCGCGCATCTTGATCCCCAGTTCGAGGATCGCGACCTTCCATTTGTTGTCGAGCCCGCCATAGACGCGTTCAATGCCGGCGCGGATGCGCTTCGCGACTTCGTCATTAGGCAGCTTCTTGTCATATTCGAGAATCATCGACGGTTGCGCGCCGTTCGCGAAGAATGCCGCGGCGAAGCGCTCCGCCGCGATCATCAGTGCCACCGTCTCCTTGTTCTGCTCAATCGGCGAAACGCCGATGACGCCGCCGTTTTCGGCGCATTGATCGGAGTCGCGGTATCCGACGTGGATAACGTCTTGCCAGGTCAATCCGCGCTCGACGACGCCTTTCAATGTGATGTCGAAGAAGGGTTCGCCGTCATCCGCCCATCGCACCGAGCAACGGCCGGTTTGGACCGGCGTGATTTTCTCGGTCATGCCAATGCTGTCGCGCCAGACGCGCGAATAGGCGTTGCCTCTGGTCATGACAACATGCGCCATCGCCTTTCGCCACTTATAGGGCGAGAGCCACGGCGCCGGACCATATTTCAGAAGCGAATACAGTCGGTGTTCGGTCGCAGGCGCATAGCCATCGTCGGACCGCCGCTTGAGTTCCAACGGAACTTTGGCGATGTCCTCGGATTGCACCTGAACGCAGCCAGAGATTCCCGGCACCGTCAACGCGTTCTCGACAGTCACGCGCAGACCAGTCGCGGACGCGATTCCGCGTTCCATGCCTTTGAGCCAGTCGTCGATATAGCGGTCATCCGAGGCCTCGGCGCCGCCAAACCAACCTTGCCAGAATTTCACGCCCACACCGCCAGTTCATAATCGTCTGGAATGGCGTCCGAAGCTTCTGGATTTGTGCTCATAAGCGCGATCGCGTCAAACATCGCCATGAGCGGATCGATCTTGGCCGTTCCGCTCGCTTGCTTCGTGATCATCATGGCGTTGCCTTTTTGCTCGTTGCGGGCATTGCCGACCGCCCACGCCATGATGGCTTGCTCCGCGGGCACGAGCGTTCCGTCGGCGAGCTTGCGTTCCGCCGTCTTGATGGCGCCCATCAGCTTGTAGCCCTGCGAAACCGCGACGATCATCTCTTCGTCGCCGTCGCTCCGGATCTCGGCATCGGCGATCGCGTCCACGACGGCCCCGACGCCAACGGGATCGAGCCCAATCATTGCCAGCTTACCGGAATCGAAGACCGTCTTGATGATGGCGACCATCTCCTCGATGTCGTCGCCCATGCGCGTGAAGATTGTCAGTTCGCCAACCGCCTCGAAATCGCGCAGCTTCGCGACTTCCGATTTACGTCGCTCCAATACGCCGCCCTTGTTTACGGGATCGCTAAATGCCCAGGAGTGTCCCCATCCGAACCAGCGGCGGAACCTGACGTCCTTATTCGGTGTAGCCTCGCGCCCGATGACATAGAGGCTCAGCAGATCATCGAGACCACCGCCATCGATGCCAATCGTGATGACTTCGCAGCATTCGAGGATTCGCTTGAGCGTCACCGCTGGTTCGACAGCCTTCTCCCAATAATCGGTGCCGGCCCATCGATCCGATCTCATTTTCAAGCCGATCTCGACATTGAAATGTTGCGAGGCGAAGAGCGCCAGCTCTTCTTTGCCCTCGATCTCCGCCGTCAGCAGCGACCGTTCGAGAAACGCCTCGTCGACCGAGCGCCCCAGATTCGGATTAACAGCCGACCAGTAGCGGCGATCCTTCCAGCCGTCGCCGTCTTGGAGCCGCCCCGGCAGTTCGTAAAGGATCGGAAGAAGCGGCAGCGACAGCTTACCGTCGCGCACGAGGCGGGCCTTGCCGAGCTCGCTCTTGAAGACGCCTTCCGGCGGCGCCTTCGACTGCGTGGTGATGATGATCAGGAAGCCGTCAGGACGCGCCGCCAGCGCGCCGCGGATCTCGACGAGGATGTCTGCTGCGTCCTTCTTCGATCCAAGGACATGCAATTCGTCAATCAGCGTCGAGCCCTTGCCGCCGGTGATCACGTCGGTGTCGGCAGCTTTGACCTTTAGCGTCGCTCCGGTTCTCCGATGCGTGATCGTTCGAATGTGCTTCTGGACCTGGAAAGTCTTGTCGAGCTCCGGATCAGTCCGGATCGTTCCAGATGCCTGGCGGAACGAAATGTCAGCTATCTCCTTCGTCGCGCTGACGAGATTGAACTCACCTTCTGGCCGGCGATTGAGGATCAGCGCCTCGACCATGATCGCGGCGCCGGAACTGGTCTTCGTGTTCTTCTTCGCGATGAGCCAGAAGAATTCCTGGATCATTCGCCGATTAGTGTCGACGTCGTAGGATCCGAAAATCGCCCTGACGATCGGAAACAGCCAAGGGCCAGCTACCTCGCCCATCGTCGGCGTCCCGATAAGATCCGGGATGCGAAGCCTCTTGAAGACGCGCTCCGCGCGATCTGCCTCCTCGGTGAAAAGCGGGAGATTTGGGACTAGCGACTGGCCGGCGAGGAGGCGGCGCTCCCAATCCGGACAAGCCGTTGACCAGTCCGCCATCAGTTCGGTAGACGGCCGCCGGCGCCAATGTGCAGATCGTCACCCCAATCCGTGCCGAGGCCGGCATTTTCTGCTTCGATCTGCTGCGATTCCTTCTTCCCGAGCTTCGGCGCCTTCGAGACGGCGTCTGCCTGGCGAGGCTCATTTTCAGGCCGATCGTGAAAGTTGGCTTCTGCGGCGGCGCGCGCGCCCATCTCCTCGAGCTTCTTCTGCGCCGTCACGTTGCCTTTGCGGGCTGCGCTGAAAAGCAAGTCCAGAACCTCGACTCGGCGGCGGCTCAATCCGATGTGGAGCTCGTGCTCGAAATGCTTCCGCAGCGTGTTTTCGTCGATGCCGAGCCCGGCGGCGATTTCGGTCTTCGGCATTCCGCCGAATACGCACTGCTCGACCTTTCGGCGAATGGCCGGCGTCGGCTTGAACGCCGGCCGACCGCGTTTCTTCACTGTCATCGTTCACCGTTAGCCGCGTTGCCGCCGTCCGCCATCGCCAATGCCAAGAGCTACCGGTCGCCACGCCTCTGGATCATACAATCCGGCGGGCTTCTTTCGTCGCTGTCCAGGCTCCATGAACCATGCGACGCATCGGCCGTTTGAGCGCCACACCGCGCGATAGATTTTACCGCCGGCGAACCAGAGGTCAGCGACCGTTCCTTTTCGGACAAACTGCGCAGTCGCGATTGGGCGAAACCGGTATCTCTCGTCAACCATCTTGCCGACGTAGAACATCATTCGCTGCGGTCCTCACAGCGCTCGAATTGCCCCGGCGACCTCTGCTTGCGGCGTAGGGCCATTCGCGCGCCCAGGTCTGAATGCCGGGATCCGCGGGCGCTTGGAACCCGCAGCGAAATTGAATTCGAGATGGCCGATCGAGCCGTCACGCCCATTCAGCCTTAAGCCGGCCAGGTGACGCTGGCCGAGCAGCGCGAGTTCCTCACGGAACCGCCTCATCTCGAACTTGGAGCGGAAGGTTGGGATTGAACCAACGACACGCGACTAGGTGGCCGCTGCTCTACCACTGAGCTACTTCCGCAAGCCTCCCCATGCCGAAGCAGAGGGGGAGACCGAATCTCTCCGCCAGCGGTTTCCCAGCTGGCGGCGCCGCGGCCCTGTTGCGGCGGCTAAGGACCGCGAGTGTGGCTGGCATTTGGCAGCGCTCACTCAGAGCTCTCAGCGACCGTCGCCGCCCACCTCTGCCTACTGACCAGTTTCGCCTCCACTTCGGCATCTAGGAGACCATCCCTCCACTCTGCCGATGCGCCCCGAGAATCTTCGACCACAACCTGTCGGAGGAGCGTCGCTGTGGAAATTGGCTCCGGCTCCTGGATTCGAACCAAGGTCTGCCGCTTCAAAGGCGGCAACCCTTTCGAAGATTTTCTACCGCTTCAAGTGGTTGCAGGTTCGACAGCGCCCAGCACTCCGAGAACATCTCGTCGCCGATCGCCATCGCCCCAAAACTAGCAACCGGCCTTCGATGGTCTATGTGCCAGTGAATGCCGTAATTTTCCCACGACATCCCTGGTTTGAATAGGCCTTCAAGATGAGCTTGCAACTCGGCAACGCCATACCCGAGAACCGAAGGCCAACTCGCTGTTTTTGCCCCCGCGATCGAAGCCCGAATGCGCCGCCCGATATTGAAGCGCAACTTCTCTCGGTGATAACGCGCGCGCCCTTGTTCTTTAGTTCTTCGAGACCGGCAACGGGTCTTGGCGCTAGGTGCGGCACCCACTGATATAACCTTGCATGGCCGGCACCAGCCCTGACGACCGTCTTTCGCCTTTCTATCGATAGCATAGTCGGCGAGCGGCTTGAGCAAGCCGCATTTCTTGCATGTTTTGGTTCTGGGGGAGGGGCTCGAACCCCCAACCTCCTGATTCAAAGTCAGTTGCCCTACCAATTAGGCGACCCCAGAAAACTCTTAGGCACCGCCGCTAGACGAAGCCGGATCGTCTAGTGTTGCTGTCGAATGATGGTCTGGGCGGCAGGGCTCGTACCGACGACATCCGCGTCCCAAGCGCGGTGTTCTACCACCTGAGCTACGCCCAGATCGGTCGTCGGTCGTGGCGTGGCGTCGGTGCTGCCCATGACGATTCCCGTAATCCAATTTTTCATCGCGTTATAGAGATCGAGCTGATTTTTCCTCACGCTAAAAAAAATCTCCGCGTGAG